GAAGCCCAAAAAGGTTTCTTTAAAAATGTTTTAACCCCGTAAACTTATGGTAAATTTTAATCTTCAATATCAAAAAACTGAGAATAGAGACGATATCCTTGGTCTTGCTTTTCCTATGAGATGGGATGGTATTGGAGGAGTATTGACTCAAAGTGAAAATTTGGGAGCTTTGAGGGATGGGGTTATCCAACTTATAATGACTTCTCGAGGTGCACGGGTCATGAGACCTGATTATGGTACAGATTTAAGGAAGTCTTTATTTGAACCTATAGATTCTACTACCTTGCAAACTTTGAGAGGTCAAATTGCAGAAACTATCGCTAAGTACGAACCACGTGTCGTATTACAGCAACTTAATATTTTTCCTCAAGAAGAGTTGAACACTTTAACAATTCAGCTTGTCTTGTCTACAAAAAATGATTTACTTACGACGACAAACGTGGAGATAACTGTATAATGGCACAAAACTATTCAAAATTTTTCGAAGGATTGTATAATACGTCTGGTTTCGATGGTACGATAGAATCAGATTTCTTAAAGCTGGGACAAATTCCAGATGACCGTAAACCCGATTTGATAGATTATAACCTGAATGGGTTTAATGATTATCGGTCTGCTCTTCAAGATTATTTAAAATCAGTATACCCATTGGATTATAATAACTTCGCTGCTTCTGATTTAGGTCAGATGTTATTGGAAATGTTTGCTTATATGGCGTCTGTTCTTACATTGCGAGCGGATATGACTGCTAACGAAATGTATATCGACACCGTCAAAGATAGAAATAATTTAGCCCGTTTATTAGAACTAATTGGAGTTGCAATGAAAGGTCCAACCGCGTCTAAAGCCACCGGCAAACTAACATTACCAATTCAAAAAAGTGATATAGCTTCAGGAGGTATAGACATTAAAGAAAATAACCGTCGAATATCGATTGTTAATCAAAGAAGTGGTACACCATTAACTTACTCTATAATGCGCCAACAAGCTGATGGAACATTAAACGTTTTTAGTAAAGATTTGACTATTCCAAAAGCCGATTTTTCCACTGATGGCGTTGTAAGTAATTTAATGTTATTGGAAGGGGCTATTGAATCCCAAACCGGAACCTTTGGGCAAGATGCAAACAGACAGACTATAGTGTTAAACGTAGGTCCTGTTATTGAAGGAAGTATCGGCGTATCCTCAACCGAAGGTTTAGAGTATAATGAAATATCAAACTTATATGTTGCTTCAGGAGGCAACACCCCGGTCTTTGAGAAAAAATATAATCAAGACATGACAGCGACGCTCTTCTTCGGTGATGGCGTCAGAGGAAGAATGCCGACACCTGGAGCGACCTATGTTGTTACTTATCGCACGGGAGGCGGAGTAAATGGTGATATCGCTAGAGGCACTATAAATACTAATATTACCGTGTTGAATGGAGTAAGTAATATTACTGCAACCATAGAAAACACTACAAAAGGAAGTGGAGGAACAACTGCGGAGACAGTAGCACACGCTAAACGATACGCTCCTTACTTCTTCAGAACCCAGTACCGAGCTGTAACCGGAGAGGATTATAACGCTTTAGCTAATTCTTTTGTCGGAACAGCAGGTAAATCCGCTAAAGCAATGGCTTCTTTACGTAAAAACGGCGCAGCCGCAAATGTTATAGACCTTTTTGTTTTAGCTAAAGCTTCTGAAACACAACTTGAACGTGCGTCAGTAGCTTATAAAAAAGAACTCCTTGATTATTTCCAAGATTATAAAATGCTTACTGATGATATTGTAGTAAGTGATGGAGTAATACGAACGTTGGATTTAGTTGCAACTTTGTATATTGATAAAAGTAATCGAAGAAATGCAGATAATATCAAACAAAAGGCTGCAAACGAGTTACTAAATTACTTTAATGTAGATAACATGGAGTTTGGTCAAGTTCTTTCTATAGCTGATTTAAATAACTTTATGTTACAAGTTCCTGAAATAAGGTTCTTCAAAGTTAATAACATCGACTCCGACATATATTTAAATTTCAACGAAATTATACAACTCAACAACTTTGAGTTTACTGTAGAACTAGTATAATGGCATCAGACTCAGGACCAGAACAACAACACTTCAAGTCTAATTACATTGAAGTAATTAAACGTATTGTACCTGAGTTTTATGACGAAACCGAATACAATTTATATGGTGAAGAAGAAAATTTAGAATATAATGTCTTAGCTAAGATTTTATACACGGCTAAAAATTTATCATCCTTAATAGAAATTCCTGTATCGTCCGTCCAATTTGGAGGTTCGTCAGGAGAAGAATACTCTAGTATTAGATTTGTTCCTTATTTTGTACCGTTTAATAAAATAAGTAGAGTCTCTCCTTATGATTATGAAAAACATGTATTAAATCCTTTAGGAAAATCTTTACGTGACTTCACTAACGTTAGAGATTTTAGTTCTTTTATAATTACCTCGGCGTTACCGAATACTCATCTGAACCATGTAACCGAAAAATTTGTATCTGGGTATAGTTCAATCGTCGACCCTGCTGTTTCTTCTGTGTCCGCTGTCCAAAACGAGCTATTGGATAATTTAGGATGGGCGTACATGCTCAATACTAGTGGTAAGGTGGTAGACGCTAACTCCATTCCTTTGAGCTCTTTACTTCTTAGCAGTATAAACGATGATTTATATTTAGGAAAAACCCTTACGGAGTCAACAGGTGTATCCATTATAATGAAATGGATTTTACGAAACTGTTTGGGGGGCGGAGCAGAGTGGACGCAAATACAACAAAATCATTTACCTCCACCGTTTAACGCACCGTCTTCTACATACTCTAATAATTATTTCGCGTCCGGTGCTCAGTTGGTGAGCGCTATGGATACGTTAGTAAATGTGTGGGTTAATGAAGATGACCCTAACTCTTTATATTTTAAAGATATTGTAAACGCATCTCTACTTGGGTTAAACGTAACTCGAATGGAAAATGCTGGTCCAATGGGTAAAATGTTAAAGGCATTAGCTTATGCATTTTACGATGTTAAAAATACAATAAGAGATATACAATTCTTATTAGATATAGACGAATGTCCTGAAGAATTTTTGCAGTACCTAGGACGATATTTAGGATGGACCTTTTTTACCACCGACCCTGCTAAATGGAGAGAACAGCTAAAACAAGCAATATATTTGTACAAAGCTAAAGGGACTAGACAAGCTTTAACTAACGCAATACAAATGGTAATACCTTCCGGGTTGTGGGATGCTAACAACACTACGTCAGGTATTCAGGAGCTGTACGAATCTTACGTTCCTAATCTAATTTATTATGTTATTAAAACAGAGACTGAGTTTGGGTCAAGCACCGAAGCTTATTCTAAATTAATTAGAGCATGGAATAGAAGTTTAGATTCGTCTGGGTTTAATATAAAATTAACAAATTACGATAGTAATAACCCTGATAATAATGCTCGTTTTCTTGTCGATTATATTTTACAGTACTTAAACGAAAAACATGATTTTATAAAATTTCACGGAAAGAGTTTCAAACAGTCAGATATAATCAATACTCAAGTAAGCGCTGGTGTAAAACAACCTGGATTTTTTCACAGAGGTAAAAATGTTCCAGTTCCTCCATGGGAAGAACATCGCTTTTATCAAAACACTTTAATAGACGCCCCTGTTGTACGGGACCTTTCAACATTAATGACTAGACAAGTTAAGGACTTAGGTCTTAATGTATCATCGTCCGCAGCACAAAGCTTATCTCGTTACATAACGAGTTCTACTGAACTTACAGATACGAATATATACAACTTACCTAACATGGGTGTGAATCTAGGATTTACATTTATGTCTTCCAGTTTAAACCTTCCTTATAATTATGAAAGAATTATTAGAAAGGGACAGCTGGAAAATATGTCTTTGTTTGATTTGTGGAATTCAAAATCGTCAACGGTCAACAGCAAATTTATGGCATCCTCTATAGATTGGGAGGTAGACGATTTCTTTAATATTGGAGAGACTAAGTTAGGTAAAGAAGCTTTACCGGCGGTCATAGATATTTTTAGGCAGTTCAGCCCTTTCCACGTACTTAACAAAATATTCGCAGGATTCCAAATAGACGACACTTATTACAGTTGGTCGGCAATGGCTGATAGAACCGATTTCGAAATAATAAACACTTTACAAAGTGATGCTGACCAATGGAACAGCAGTTACGTGACCTCCGCATTCCCCGGAACTTTAGGAACAGGAATCTTCTCTGGTATATTTCCTAATGTTACCAACCCACAAGAAGGAAGATGGGTTCCGTCCGCTACCTTATACACCGCCCCATA